CTGATCGTAATAAAGAACGTGCCGACGCAACAAAGAAGCGTTACGTCAAATCGCATCCTGCGAGACGGAAGCAGTCAGCGCGGAGTTGCTTTGAGAGGAATAGAGATCGGTATATCGCTGAATCGCTTCTAAGGAAGCGACAGTTCAGGCAGGACAACCCTGAACTAGCGAGGCTGATCGGGCGAGCTGAAGCTCACAGGAGAAGGCACGCTGAAGGCAAGCACGACGCTGCCGATATCCAAGAGCGACTTATTCGTCAGAAGCACAAATGCGCCGAACCCACGTGTCGCGAATCACTGAAGAGCGGCTATCATATCGATCACATAGTTCCCATCTCTAAGGGTGGCACTAACTGGCCGGACAATCTTCAACTGCTCTGCCCAAGGTGCAACATGCAGAAAGGTGACGCCGACCCGTACGAGTGGGCAAGAAGGAAAGGCAGACTGTTTTGAAGTACATCGCTTTGTGCATTCTGTTTATGGCGGGCGCGTTGTCGGCGGCGGATCGCAAGATCACCTGGAACCCCGACACCGCCGAATTGTCCTGGATCTCCTCGACGGACGGGAAGACGAAGTTCGTTATCAATTTCCGCACTCGTCTGATGACGGCGAACGGGAAGCAGCCGCAGCGGTTTAACGAAGAGGAGCAGTTCCTCGTGATGCGCGTCATGATGGGCATTGAGGCCTACATCCTGCAATCCGAGGACTGGCACCCGGACCCGGAGAAGTGGAGCAGAGAGCACCAGCAGCGTGCCATACCGCAGGCTCCAACTACGTCACGTAAGATCGCACACACGAAGTAAAGAACGGCGCATTTTCTGTAGAAAGTGCTAGTAAGTGACGCGAGGTAGCCGTATACTGGAATCACTCCCCCGACCATATCAATGCTGCTTCGTATGGCTCCGAAGCACTGCGAAACGTGCGGTGCTTTAATTCGCAGTAACTCAGGTAACGCCCGCTGGTGCGACGAGCACCGGACGGAAGGGTATCGACGGAAAGCCACGAACACGCAGCGGCGGTATCGCAGAGTGAGGCGTTCAAGACAAAAGGCAGCATGAGGATTCTGGTATTCGGCGGTTCCGGCATCATTGGCCAGCACATGCAGGAGCGCATCCCGTCTGGTGTGACGGCGGCGTTTCCAGCACACGAGGCGTGCGACTTGACAGATAAGGAGCGCGTGTGTGACGTGCTGTCTACCTTTCGACCGCAGGCGATTGTTAATCTCGCGGGCGAGTCACGTCCTGATGTGGTCGAGCGTGCCCCGTACGCACACCACGCGATAAATGTAGGTGCTGCGTACGGGCTGGTTCGCTGGTGTGACCGCAATCACGTGCAGTTCGTACAGGTATCAACACAGGCTGTCTTCAATGGAGAAGAGCCGCCTTATGGACTGAATGCCGCGTGCGAGCCGATCAACGAATACGGCAAGCAGAAGCGCATGGCGGAAAACCTCGTGCTGTATTACCCGTGCGCGACGGTGATTCGACCGACCTTCGTGCTTGGCATCAGGCCGAACCCGAATGTGGGACGTCCCAATCCGATCGAGCTAATGCTGGAAGGGCAGCGCAAGCAGGTCAACGACCGCTGGTTCTCCCCGTCATTTGCGCCCGACGTCGCGCGGTGCATCTGGGAATCGGCGCTGGAGCGGCCGTTCTCGCGCGTGATCCACTGCGGCGTGCCGATACGCACGAACCGCTACGAGATCGCGCTGGCGCTCGGGCTGAATCCCGAACCCGTGTCGCATAGCGATTTCCCCGGCATCGCACCACGCCCGAGGGACACGACGTATGCTGAGGGCGCGGTGCATTGGATGTCGTTCGAGCAGGGATTGCGGGATTGCTTGGCGCGAGATCAGAAGCGGATCGCGGCGTAATAGTGAACATAAACGTTAGCAAAGGCGAACTTCTCATCCTGTCGGAAGGAGAGTATGACGACTACCACATCGTAGAGACAGTTCGGGCGCTTGTCGATTTCAGAATGCGCGATGTATGCAAAGAGTTCATGTCTCAGCACGGCGAATACGGAGACGTTGAGGACGAAGACGGCAACTATGTCGGCGCTCGCGGCGGCTCGTTCGTTCAGTGGCTAATCAGTAAACGCCTTGTCGAAAAGATCGAAATACAAGAAGTTCGGTTTGGCGAATACGGAAAGTTTGATAAGCGGATATACTGCGATCACGATCAGTTGAAATGGACGCTGTGGGACCGCGCGACGATGTTTCAAAAGTGCGAGGTGTGTGGCAAAAGGATGGACCATACCGCTCGCCGCGCCACGTTCGAGGAGTATTGCGAAGTGCTTAAGTATGGAACGGACAGCGAGCGTCGCGAGTGGTATCAACGTGAGTGCGGCAAAAGAACGGAATGACTAGAAACGGATGGTGACAGCGTAATGCCGGAAATAGCACCCGTGGACATCACGTGTGAATGCGAGCCTGTCGAACTGCTGTATAGCGTGTTTGATCCGCCTTCCTCATTTCCCAGGTACGGTCACGGGTGGGTGAAGATCACGTTTGGAGATGAGATATACGTATTCCATCCGCGGGAATGGAACCCCGATCTCCCGTTTGAACCTCGCAATCCAGTCATGTGCTCGCCGGTTGACCCTAAAAAGGTCAATGAGGCGAAGGCGATCAAACTGCGGATAGAAGCCTGGATTAAGGCCAATACGCCCCAAAGGAGTGAGTCAACGCAGGTATGAGCCTAGCAGCGCGAGCACTCGAGATATCGGAGTTTCTGGGGCAGCCACCAGATGTCTGCCTAGCACGTCTACAGCGTGGCTTCTTCGCACTGCACCATGACGTAGCGGCGGACTTCCGGGCCGCGAACCCCAAGACACACGACGATCTACTGAACTGGTACCGCACAACAGAGGCGTACATCTGGGAGTTGAGCGCATACCACGAAGATCCAGGGTTCAACTACTCGGGCATGTGCTCCGGCATCGCACAGCACCTGTTGAACGATCACGCGCGATCCGTACTGTGCCTCGGCGACGGCATCGGGGATCTGACGCTGACGCTGGCGCGGGCTGGCCTGGATTCGGTGTATCACGACCTGCACGGGTCACGAACAGCGGAGTTCGCCATGTCCCGATTTGCGAAGTCTGGCCTGCCGATTCCGTACTGCGTAACGGACGGGTGGACACCCGATTTCCCGGTGGACGAATACGACGCGGTTGTTTCGCTGGATTACCTTGAGCACGTCACGGACGTGCCCGCATGGACACAAGCGATATACGACGCGCTGCGACCGGGCGGTATCTTCGGCTGGCAGAATGCGTTCAACTGCGGATCTGGCGAGAACGGATCTATCCCGTGCCATCTGTCGATCAACGACAAGTATGAGAAGGAATGGGCGCCGCTGCTCAAGTCCATAGGGTTCGTCCAAGAGTCTGGTAACTGGGCGAGGAAACCGGCGTGAATGACGTTGCAGAGAACTACGGCGTCTGTGTAGGCAGGGGCGGAATCCCGAGCCTATCATGGGAGTGGTTGAAACAGGTTGACAGCCCAGCCGAATTAAAGGCTGACCACCCCCATTTCAAGGACAACCAGTGCGTTGTAGATGCGGAAGACGCTTTAGCGCACGCCTGCCGTCTGATGGTATCAGAGGACGATTTCATCGATCTGGCCAAGCGGTTCAGGGTAGCGGCTGAATATCCACCGATGACGCAGGAGCGCGAAGAGGATCTGCGGGCATTTCTCGCCTGCGTAAACCTGATGACGCTGGCGAATCGCATACCGCGCGAGAATGATTAAGCACCTGAAAGCCATCCCGACGAAAGACGCCGCGGGAGAATCGAACGGTCGTCTCATACCGATCTGGAGCAGCGCGTATGACGACTACCGCCCGGAGCAGGTGTACGTAACAAGCGTGAAACCGGGGTGTGTCAAAGGGCCACACCTTCACCTCAAACGCGCGGGTGCGTTCGTCTGCGTGCATGGCGATGTATCCATCGTAGTGCGCGACGACAAGGGATACCACCCGATCCTCTGCGGCGACAAGCATGGATACAAGGTGGTACACGTTCCGCCGGGACTGCCGTGCGCGATCTACAACGTCGGCGAATGCGAGGCGCTGGTAATGAACATGCCTACGCCACCGTGGAAGCACGACGATCAGGACGAGCACCCGGTGAATGATTGGACGTACATGCCATGAACTGCGGATACTGCAAGGACTGCAAGTGGTGGGGCAATAAGACGGTAAGTGATAAAGCGAGGGCGTGCCTCGTCATGGACGCACATCCGCCTTTGTTCTTAGGATTTCTGGTAAATCAAAAAGGACGGATTGACAGCGGCCTGCCGGTTATGACTCAGCCAGAGTTCGGCTGCGTCCAGTTCGAGGCGAAGGCATGATTACAGTCGAACGGATTCTGTTTGCGCTCGCATCGGCTTTGTGTGGCGGACTCGTCTTCGCCGAAACCAGTAGCGTGATCGCAGGTAGCGTCGTTTTCGTAGTCGCACTTGGTGGCTGTATCGGCATCTTTAACTACCTCGAAACTGGAAACTTCAGGCGTGAGCGATAACAACGACATCCGGTTGCACATCGGCGTACTGAGTTACGCCAATCCGCACAAACTGCGTAAGTGCATCGAGCACGTACAGCGCAACTCCCGCACGTCATGGCGGATGACGATCGCACATAACCCAAGTGACGGGGACAACGACACGCGGGAGGTGATCTGTGGAGCCATCGACCGTGATAAGCGCATCGATGTAATCTGGCTCGACACAAACGAAGGCTATGCGGGCGGCGTCAATGCCTTCCTGCGAAAAGCCGTCACGACGCCGGGATGGAACCACATCGCATATCTGGACAACGATGCGTACGTGATGACGGCAGGATGGGATCAGCGATTCTGTGACACGCTCGACCAGCACCAGCACATTGGGCTGCTGTTCCCGAATGGCGGGCCGTACCCGATACCTGGACCGGGATACACCGAGGTTCTGTGGGGCGTGGGGTTCTGCTGGGCGACCACGCGCAAGGCGGTAACCGAGGCGGGGTTCATGGATGCCACGTTAGGACACCAGAACGAGGCGGATTGGGCGCTGTCTATGCGGCTCGCAGGATACACCATCGCGGCGCTGCCTGAAGTCTCGGTGCAGCATGACGCCACGGCCACCAACAACCAGAACCCGGCGAATCAGGAACGCATCAATCGCGGCGTGGTGGCGTGGGTGGACAAGTGGAACCGATACTTCAATGGGAAGCAGTACGGCTACCACCATCCGCAGGTCACCAGAAATGAGGACTGGCCACCGAATGCGCTGTACCTTGAACGCTACTGGCGGCTGCGATTCCCGCACTTGAACGATAACCCGGAAGTCGTGACCGTCAACGGCCAAGAGTACGACCTAATCAAAACGCCGCGCCTCAAGTTCTACTACCGCAACCGCGGATAACCGACGCGCTCACATCAAAGGAACCACTCAGCCTCGCGGTAACACGCGGGGCTTTTTATTGCCATGCCGATTATTGGGATGCTGCGGGTCAAAAACGAAGCCCGCTGGATAGAGCGTGTAGTACGTGCGATTGCACCGATATGCGAACGAGTGCTCGTCTGGGACGACAAGAGCGAAGACGGCACGCCCGAAATCTGCGAGCGCATCGATGGGGTCACTGTGTTTCGCTCCCGCGCCACCGCACTAGACGAGAGCGCAGACAAAGACGCACTGCTGACCGAGGCGTACAAGTTCGTCCCTTACCACCACAAGGCAGGTAATCCGTACTCGCCGTACTGGGGGCTGCTCGTAGACGGGGACGAAGAGTTGATGGCCGAGGACCGCGACCTCGTTACCGAACTAATTAAAGGCGAACCGCACGCCTACCACCTGCGAATCCCGTACCTGTGGAATGACGAGAACACGGTGCGCATAGACGGTGTGTATCGCCATATGGCCGAAACAGGACGGCCATCGTTGTTCCGCCTGATGAACGAAGGCTTCCGGTTCCAGCGGACCAGATTTGGTAATGGCTGCAACTTCCATTGCTCGAGCGTGCCGCAGGAGATGTTGCACCATGCGGTTAAATCGCGCGCCCGATTGAAGCACTGGGGCTACATCCACGCCGAAGATCGCATCCGCAAATACAACTGGTACAACGCCAAAGACCCGAACAACATAGCCGAGGACGGCTACAGGCATATGGTTATCGGGGATCTGTTCCCCGCAGATTGGCAGTTCAAGCACGCTGGACCGCTTCAGTTAGTCCCGCTTTCTAGCATCCAATGAACACCTACGGCACGCTAACACTTCTCGACGCATCGCCGGCAGGGGCATTTGACGAGCCTCTATCTCTCGCGGATGTTCGCCGGGTGCTGAATCTGCCCGAACGGTCGCCCTCCAACCCAGAGGAAGACATCGAATTAGAGGGCCACATATCGGCGGCACGCGATCGCGCGGAACAACTCCAAGGGCGTGACCTAGTGCGCAAGCACTGGGAACTGTCACTTGATTACTGGCCGTGCAACGAAATCGAACTGCGTGCGCCTCTCGTGTCTGTAGAACTCGTGAAGTATCGCGACTCGGACGGCAATGACACGACGCTGGTCCAGAACACGGACTACATCGTTGACACAAAGAAGCAGCCGGGCATCATCATGCCGCCGTATAACGACTCGTGGCCATCGTTTACCGCGTGGCCATCGTCAGCGATCACGATTTACTTCACCAGCGGCTACGAATCAGACGCCAAGTGGTGGGACGGTATGGGCGCGCAGATCAAGCGCGGGATGCTGCTGCTGATCTCGGAATGGTGGAACAACCGGCTGCCGTTCAGCTACGACATTTCGGCGGGCGGAAACACTACAGTAGACCGGATTCGTGACGCGATGTCTGCCGGCGCATTAACGCGGATTCGCTAAAGGCCCATGCCCAACTTATATGAGTTTCGCGCGCAGTTCGGGACGCCGGTAAACCCGGGGACTTTTCGCCATCAGATCACCTGGCAGCGGAGAGGGCAAACGGGGCAGCAGTCCACATTCGGTGTCCCTGCAATCAACTGGGGCGACCTGGTGACCATGCGGGCAGAGGTTAAATCGCTCGCCGGCCGGGAACTGACCGCGATGCAGCAGCGATGGGCAGAAGCGAAATACCAGATCACGCAGCACTACTACACCGGGCTGACAACCAATGACCGCATTTCGTGGTACGTGGACGGCGCAGTGAAGACCCTGGACGTGCTGGACGTGCAGGACCCGTCTGGCATGGGCCGGTTCCAAGTTGTGATCGCGAAAGACCACGCGGAGTAACCCACGA